CGGACGCAGCCTTGGTGTATCTTCATCAGCAGTAGGCAAAAGCATATCCCGGCTGGAAGAACGTCTGGGCGTTCGCCTTTTTCATCGCAGCACGCGCAGCATCACCTTGACCGCTGAAGGGACGCTGTTTCTTGAGCGTTGCCGCCGGATCCTGAGTGAAGTTGAAGCCGCCGAGCTGGAGCTGTCTGAAACTCAACAGATGCCCAGCGGGCGTCTGCGCATCAGCCTGCCTCTCGTTGGCCCGCTGGTGATGCCAGCGCTAACCGCCTTTATGCTTCGTTATCCTGAGGTTGAGCTGGATGTTGATTTTTCAGATCGCATGGTGGATGTGATAGAAGAAGGTTTTGATGTGGTGATGCGCACCGGCGAACCTACGGATTCACGCCTCATGTCCCGTCCGCTGGGCAGCTACCGGCTGCAGCTGGTCGCCTCCCCGGACTATCTTAAACGCCATGGAGTGCCAGAGCTTCCTGCAGAGCTATCCCATCATGCCTGCCTGCATCACCGATTTCCGAGCACCGGCAGGCTGGAGCCCTGGCCTCTGACGTGTGGACCTGACGCTGAGGAGCTGAAACTCCCCACAACGATGGTATGTAACACCTCGGCAGCCTTGTTGGATGTCGCGACGGCAGGTCTGGGTATTGCGTGCCTGCCTGACTTCATGGTGCGTCAGGCCGTGGCTACAGGCGAACTGTTACGCGTACTGGATAAATATATTGATCATCAGGGCACGTTCAGGCTGCTCTGGCCATCCAGTAAATACCTTTCGCCTAAAATACGTGTGTTCATAGACTTTATGGTCGGTACCCTCTTTGCGGAGATGGAGTCTCAAAAAGAGAGATAAGGGCGTTCCAGCCAGGGGGTCGGCTTCGCAGTGATGACCAATTTCACCGCAATAAAGAATTTTGAGTACAAAAAACCGGGCATTGCGCCCGGCTTTGCTTCCAGCCTGAAAAAGCTCTACGCAGTTAACCCGCGATTCACCAGCATCGGCTCAATCTGCGGATCGTGTCCGCGCCATGCCCGATAAAGTTCCGCTAAATCCGTGCTATTCCCGCGGGACAAAATCGCCTCGCGGAATTTCTGCCCGTTTTCGCGGTTCAGCCCGCCCTGCTCCACAAACCACTGATAGCCGTCATCGGCCAGCATTTGCGTCCAGAGATAGGCGTAATAACCTGCCGCATAGCCGCCGCCGAAGATATGGGCAAAGTAGGAGCTGCGATAGCGCGGCGGTACGGCGGGGAGATGCAATTGCTCACGCTCCAGCGCGGCGACTTCAAATGCCTCCACATCGTCTGGCGCTTCGCTGGCACTTAACCCATGCCAGTTCATATCCAGCAGCGCGGCGCTGAGCAGTTCGGTCATGTCATAGCCTTTATTGAACTGGGTGGCACTGAGCATTTTCTCGCGCAACGCGTCGGGCATCGGCTCCCCGGTTTCATAGTGGCGCGCATAGTGAGCGAAGACCTGCGGATGGCTGGCCCAGTGCTCGTTGATTTGCGACGGGAACTCCACAAAATCGCGCGGTGTGTTGGTGCCAGAGAGCGTAGCGTAACGCTGGCTGGCAAACAGCCCGTGCAGGGTGTGACCAAACTCGTGGAACAGAGTGATCACATCATCCCAGGAGATCAGCGCGGGTTGGCCTTCCGCCGGTTTTTGATAGTTACAGACGTTATAAATCACCGGACGCGTCCCGAATTCATGGGACTGTTCGACAAAGTTACCCATCCACGCCCCGCCGCCTTTTGAGTCGCGGGCGAAGAAGTCACCGTAAAACAGCGCCATTCCTTCGCCGTTCTGGTCAAAGATCTCCCAGACCCGCACGTCAGGATGATAAACCGGGATATCATTGCGCTCTGCGAAGGTAATGCCGAACAGTTGGGTCGCCGCCCAGAATACGCCGTCGGTCAGCACCCGGTTAAGGGCAAAATAGGGTTTAACCTGTGATTCATCCAGGGCGTACTTCGCCAGCCGCACACGTTCAGCGTAAAATAGCCAGTCCCAGGCCTGCACGTCAAAGCGGCCCTGCTCGTCATCAATCACCTTCTGGATATCGGCCTGTTCCAGCAGTGCACGACCCCGTGCGGCCGGGACGATACCGCGCATAAACGCCAGCGCGGCGTCAGGGGTTTTTGCCATCTGATCGGCAATTTTCCAGCTTGCGTAGCTGTCGAAGCCCAACAGCTCAGCCTGACGCGCCCGCAGCGCAACCAGACGACGAACCAGCTCGCGCGTGTCGTTGGCATCGTTTTTTTGCGTACGCAGCCAGCCTGCTTTGAACAGATTTTCCCGGGTCTGGCGGTCTCGCAGCTGTTGCAGGGCCGGTTGCTGAGTAGTATTGAGCAGCGGGATCAACCAGCGATCGCTCAGTCCCTTATCCGCCGCCGCCCTGGCAGCCGCATCCAGTTCGGCCTTGCTCAGGCCATCAAGCTGATGAGGATAATCCACCACCAGCCCACCCGCTTTATCGGCGGCCAGCAGACGCTGGTTAAACTGGCTGGTGAGCGTCGCCGACTCGGTATTGATCGCCTTCAGGGCCTGTTTTTCCCCCTCTCCCAGCCGGGCTCCGGCGAGGATAAAGCGCTGGTACAGCTCCTCGATCAGGCGAAGAGACTCCGCGTCTGGCGCCATCGTCTGCCGCGCCTGGTAAACTACATCCACCCGGGCAAAGAGGGCGTCATTCAGCCAGATATCATTGGACAGCGCCGCCAGCTCGGTGGCGATCGCCTCTTCCAGCTGCTGCAAATAATCATTGGTATGCGCCGAGGTCATGGCAAAGAAAACATTGCTCACCCGGCCCAGCAGGCCGCCGCTGTGCTCCAGCGCCAGCACGGTATTGTTAAAGTCAGGTGCTGCTGCGGACCCGGCGATGGCTGCGATCTCGTCGCGTTTCTGGCGAATGGCTTCGTCAAAGGCCGGGCGATAGTGACTGTCGTCAATCAGATCAAAATGCGGCGCCTGGTACGGTAGCAGGCTATTTGCGAAAAAGGGGTTAGTGCCAGACATATCAGACTCCTGAATATGATGAATCTCACCAGAGTAGGCCAGCCCGGCAGTCGCTGCAATCGTTGTCACCCGACGGAGCAAAAAGTGGCCTTACTCTGCGCCAGATCACATGCTATGGTAGTACTACACAAAAAGCGTTGAGGAACAGTGACATGATAATTTTAGTTACCGGGGCGACAGCAGGTTTTGGTGAAAGCATCACGCGTCGCTTCGTCGCCAACGGCCATAAGGTGATTGCCACCGGCCGCCGTCAGGAGCGTCTGCAAGAGCTGAAAGAGGAACTTGGCGACAGCATTCTGACCGCGCAGCTGGACGTGCGTAACCGCGCCTCCATTGAAGAGATGATCGCTAACCTGCCAGCGGAATGGCGCGACATCGACGTGCTGGTCAACAATGCCGGGCTGGCGCTGGGGCTGGAGCCTGCGCACAAAGCCAGCGTTGAAGACTGGGAAACGATGATCGACACCAACAACAAAGGCTTGGTCTATATGACCCGCGCTGTGCTGCCAGGTATGGTCGAGCGCAACCGCGGCCATGTGATCAACATCGGCTCCACTGCGGGTAGCTGGCCTTACGCAGGCGGCAATGTCTATGGCGCGACCAAAGCGTTTGTGCGTCAGTTCAGCCTGAACCTGCGCACCGATCTGCACGGCACCGCTATCCGCGTAACGGATATCGAGCCAGGTCTGGTTGGCGGGACCGAGTTCTCCAACGTGCGCTTCAAAGGCGATGATGACAAAGCCGGTAAAACCTACGAAAACACCACTGCCCTGACGCCGGATGATGTCACCGAAGCTGTCTGGTGGGTGGCGACCCTGCCGAAGCACGTCAACATTAACACCGTTGAAATGATGCCGGTCAGCCAGAGCTTTGCCGGTCTGAGCGTCCATCGCGGATGATTTTTCCAGACCTGGTCTGCGGACCAGGTCTGGGATGCCCGACAAAAGAATGGTAGTATTTATCGGTTAATTTTCTGAGAAATCACAACCAATGGCCGCTGAATCGCAACTTAATCCTACCCAACCTGTTAATCAGCAGATTTACCGAATTTTGCGCAGCGACATTGTGCATTGTTTGATCCCGCCGGGAACGCCGCTCTCAGAAAAAGAGGTGTCGGTCCGCTTTGATGTCTCCCGCCAGCCGGTTCGCGAAGCCTTTATTAAACTGGCTGAAAACGGCCTGATTCAGATCCGCCCTCAGCGCGGCAGTTACGTCAATAAAATCTCCCTTACTCAGGTGCGTAATGGCTGTTTTGTGCGTCAGGCTATTGAGTGCGCAGTGGTGCGGCGGGCGGCGAGTCTTATCGACGATCATCAGTGCTACCTGATTGAGCAAAACCTGCATCAGCAGCGCATCGCCATTGAACGTAAACAGCTGAATGATTTTTTCCAGCTGGATGACGAGTTTCACCAGAAGCTGGCGCAAATTGCCGACTGCCAGTTGGCCTGGGATACCATCGAAAATATCAAGGCCACCATAGACCGGGTGCGCTATATGAGCCTTAACCACGTCTCGCCACCTGAAATGTTGCTGCGTCAGCATCATGATATTTTCAGCGCGCTGGAAAAACGCGACGCTGATGGGGTGGAAAAAGCGATGACCCTGCATCTGCAGGAGATTGGCGAGTCGGTGCAGTTAATTCGTCAGGAAAACAGCGACTGGTTCAGCGAAGAGTAATGATTGCGCATCCCGACCCGGGTCGGGATGCAGCGCGTTATTATCGTACGACAAGAACCGGTAATTTGGCGTAGCGTAATACCGATTCTGCATTTGAACCCAGCAGATGGGTCGTAATCCCCGGTTTTTTTGAGCCGATGACGATGACGTCATATTCCCCTTCGGCACTCATCGCTATTATTTCATCGCGAACGCTACCGAAGCGCACTTCTGTATGAATATGTGCCGGGTCAATATCAAATAAGCGTTTAAAATCCCTGAGCTTTTTCTCTGACTCTGCGGCCATATAGGTTTCAAACTTTTTAATATCAGCAGAAAAACCGCGCAGCATGGCCCTACTGTTGACGGGCAGAACGTTGAGCAGCGTGATGCTGGCGTTATCCGCACGGGCAAGGAAACTGGCATGCCGTACCGCTTTATCGCTTAACTCCATTTCAAAGACATCAACTGGCATTAATATTTTCTTATACATACGCCCTTCTCCTTAATAACGATAAATTCTTTTCCTGAGGACTTAAGGATGACAGGGCAATATCAAACCAACCTTAAACGATTTCAGTATGTAACTATCAATATACGTAAAGAACTGTCCGGCTGCGCTTATTCACAGTCCCGATAAAAAAGTGTGATATTGATCGAAAACAAAAACAGCAGCAGCCAACAGGCGTATTAATAGGCCCCCGTGAGCGGCAGGAAATTACATGTCGCTTCGGTTTGTTAGAAAGGAGAAATTATTATGATGACTTACGACCGTAACCGTAATGCTATTACCACCGGCAGCCGCGTAATGATTAGCAGCACCGGCAACACAGGCAAAATCAGCGCCATTCACGGCGAAGGGCTGAGTGCCGCGCAATTACGTCGCAGTAAAACGGTAGAAGTAGAAGGCTATGAAGGCCGCTTCGAACCGGTTGAACTGATCCGTCTTGGGATGCACTAATTCGTGCAGCGTCATGCCGCCGCGAACGGCGGCATGGAATGGCGTCAGATTGCCGCAGCGTATTGCGCGACCGTGGCTTTCGCCCCTTTCTCCAGCAGAGTGAGATACGCGCTCATTACCGCGTCGATAAAGACCCCGTCCAGCGGTAACTCATTACCAAAGATCGCTTCAATGCCCAGCAGCGCGTTGACCCGGTTCTCTCCTTCGGCACTGCTCTTCACCGCTTCCTGAATCGCTGACAGCAGCGGATCGCAGACGTCAATGGCTGTCCCCTGTTCATCGACGCCCCCTACATAGCGCATCCAACCCGCAATACCCAGCGCCAGTAACGGGAAGCTGCGCTGATGCGCACGATGCCAGCGCACAGAGTCCAGCATACGCTGCGGTAACTTCTGACTGCCGTCCATAGCAATCTGCCAGGTACGGTGGCGCAATGCCGGGTTGCTGTAACGCGCAATCAGCAGGTCTGCATAACGTGCTAAATCGACACCTTTTACTTTTAATGTCGGTGCCTGCTCGTTCAGCATCAGGGCATGTGCAGCAGCGCGGTAATGGCTGTCTTCCATGCAGTCATTGATGTGCTGATAACCCGCCAGATACCCAAGATAGGCCAGGAACGAGTGGCTGCCATTAAGCATGCGCAGCTTCATCTCTTCGAAAGGCACCACATCGGCCACCAGCTCCGCGCCGGCTTTTTCCCACTGCGGTCGCCCGGCCACGAAATTATCTTCGATTACCCACTGACGGAACGGCTCACAGGCCACCCCTGCCGGGTCGCGTACGCCGGTAATTTGTTCAATTTTCGTCAGAGTATCGGCCGTGACGGCAGGCACAATGCGATCCACCATGGTGGACGGGAAGGTCACGTTCGCGTCGATCCAGTCAGCCAGTTCGCTGTCCACCGCGCGGGCATAGGCACAGGTGACATTGCGCATCACATGGCCGTTCTCTGGCATGTTATCGCAGGACATTACCGTAAAGGCAGGCAGACCCGCCGCTTTGCGTCGCGCCAGCGCTTCTACGACCACGCCGACGGCGGAAACCGGGGTATGCGGTTGTTGCAGATCGGCAGCGATTAACGGGTGATCAAGCATTAACTCCCCGGTGGCGGGCGAGTGACAGTAGCCTTTCTCGGTGATGGTTAACGAGACGATCGCCACCTGCGGTTCACACATGGCAGCCAGTACCGCTTCCAGCCCATCCACCTGGGCGTGCAGCGCTTTTTTGACCACACCCACCACTCGCGCCGTCCAGGCATCGGCTGACATTTCTGCCACGGTGTAAAGATTATCCTGCGCCTTGAGATCCGCGATCTGCTGCTCACCGCCAATCAGGTTGACCTCGCAGTATCCCCAGTCGCTGTCGTGCTCTGCTGCAAGAATATCGGCATACACTGCCTGATGGGCGCGATGAAAGGCGCCAAAACCCAGATGTACGATGCGCGACTTGAGGTTATCGCGATTGTAGTGAGGCAGCGTGGCTTGCGCATGTAATAACGGATTTTTCATGTTAGCACTCGTCAATGTGATTAAGCAGGCGTTGGGGGCGGGTGTTAACCCCTGGCCCGACGCACTAACCCAACTAGAATGGTAGATGGAATAAAAAATTCTCTGTGGTTAACCATACTGATTGTTGTCAGCGGGATATTGATTTACGTTAACTTTTCACCATCTGGTGTGACATAAATTGAAAGTTGTGTGACAGCTTTCGATGTAAATCACAATGCGGTAAACCACGTAGAGAGGGATAAAAAAAGACTCCCCTGCATCGGCAGGAGAGTCATCAGATATCAGGAGATAACGCGATGTTTATTGTTCATACCCAGCGCAGCAGCTTTGTCTTCTGCGGCATCGCCCAGGATGCTCAGGTCACGGTCACGCACTTCCGGCATCAGCAGGGCTGAGATCAGGCCGATAACGGAGTAGACCACCACCATCACCGCTATTGGCCACCAGGAACCGGTCATGTTGCAGAAGATCCCCGCCAGCACCGGACCAAAACCAACCGCCACCAGACCGCCCGCCTCTTTCGATATCGCCATGCGGGTGAAGCGGTTACGGGAGCCGAATATTTCGGCCATGGTGATATTTTCCAGTGCAAACAAGCCCAGTACGGCAAAGTTATGGATCACGATAATGGACGTCATGATCACCCCCGGCGTATTCGATTTATCGACAATGAGCGACAGCATCGGATAGGCCAGAATAATGGCGGAAATGTTCAGCAAAATATAAGGCAGACGACGGCCATATTTATCAGACAACCAGCCCAGCAACGGAATGGTAATAAAGCCGAGGATAGAGCTGATCATCAGGGCATCCGTCGGGATGGCTTTGTTGAACAGCAGCGTCTGTACGAGATAGCCCGCAAGGAACGTCTGGATCAGACCGGAGTTACCCGCCTGGCCGAAACGCAAGCCTGTCGCCAGCCAGAACGATTTGCTCTTCACCATCGCTCCCAGGGTATTTTCCTGCGCGGCGGCCTGCGCAGGGGCTTCTTCGGCATTGACCTGCTCAAACACCGGGCTCTCTTTGAGATTCATCCGCAGCCAGATGGCAAAGATCATCACCACCACACTGGCCAGGAACGGCACACGCCATCCCCAGGCCAGCAGCTCTTCACGGTCGAGAGCAAAGAACATCACCGCCCAGATCGCCGTGGCGCTGAGGGTCCCGCAGTTGGTGCCCATGGCGACAAGCGAAGAGATAATGCCGCGTTTCCCTTTCGGGGCGTATTCCGCCAGCATAGTGCCCGCGCCGGAGATTTCGGCACCCGCGCCCAGCCCCTGGATAATACGCAGCGTCACCAGCAGCACCGGCGCGAAGATACCAATTTGCGCATAGGTCGGCAGTACACCAATCAGGGTGGTACAGATCCCCATCATGGTGATGGTGATAAACAGCACCTTTTTGCGCCCCACGCGATCGCCCATTTTGCCGAAGATAAAGGCCCCGACGATACGGGCAATATAGCCCGCACCGTAGGTCCCCATCGCCAGAATCAGCGCCATCGCCGCCGACTGTTCCGGGAAGAAGATCTCGTGAAAGACTAAGGCTGCGCCCAGCGAGTAAAGCTGGAAGTCCATGATTTGCGGCACTACAAAAAGGATGTAGGTTGAGGTAAGTTGAAAGCAGGCTTAAACCAAAGCATTAGCGCAAGATGAATCACTACCCTCCGAGGTTTTGAGTTGTTTTGCGCTAATTTTTTGCCCCAAGCATGCCCCATTGCCCATCACACCACCCTGTCGTCCTGCATCACACTGTTGATGAAGAACGTCACCCGCCCCAGCACCTCAACCTCTTCCGCCGCTTCCCCCTCGATCGCTTCGCCATCATCCGTGATTAACGCCCTACCCATCACCCTGGCAAACTGAGTCCTGCCGCCGGACAAAATCAGCAGAACCTGATTTTGTACAAGCCTGGTGCACGGTTCGATAACCGCGAACCCCGTCGATGTTTCGAGGATGCGGCTGTCGATGCCAATACCGCAAATGGTTTCAGGGCAGAGCCTGCGCTCTACATAGTCGGTTGCCGGTGAAGGGAACCCCATTACAAGACCCTCCCCATGTTCCGCATCATCCATAGACGGTTCTGGCTGTCGTCAGGCGTCTTGTCGACGAAAAACTCCTGGTAGCGCTCTATCCAGTCATTGGCGTCGTCGGGCGTGAAATGCCAGTTTCTGGCGCGCAATTCACGGATGAAGTCATCCGTGCGTAAACACTGGTAGCCCTTAGGGTTTAGCTGTATTGCAGCGACAAATGCGCTGTGAATGTCTGATTTGCGGGGCATGACCTGCACTCCTTTTACTGTTTTTATATACAGTAGTTTCAAAGGAGGTGCAGATCAATGCGGCGACGCCTATCAATGCCGACGACAGAAGTCAGATGGTGGAGACAAAATAAACGGCACTGCAGGCCAGCACCGGAACCAGCCAGTCGAGCAGGCTTGGCAGATTCCAGGCTCGCCAGTCGAACCCGCCCCACCATGGCATATTGGCGCGCTTACCTGCGCCAAAATGTGCGATCCAGCGATATTCCGCCTGGGTGTGCTCGCGGGCAATGAACCACATACATCCCATCGCGCCGCCTGCCCACCAGTTCCCTGATATCTGGGCCACCACAAACTGCATGAATACTGCTGCTGCCGCATGCATCAATGGCGATAAATCTGTCATAAATCGCATCCTTTTACTGCCTGAAAATTGTTGTCTTCTTACCAACAAAGAAATCGGTAAACGTCCATCCTGCCGGGATAACAGGAACCGTTGAACCGGTGAGGAACACAGTACCCTGGGCAGACACCACTTTTGAAAGGTCAACGGCAACCGGCCAGATAGTACACCCTGTTAATCTGGTATAACGGTTTGAACCCGACGCATCACCCCCAATCGGCGTATTTGCACCAAACCCTGTCGCGGCAAACTCAATATCACAGTCACTTAAGGTCACCTGCGGCGAATCTGAACCTAAAGCTGTGGCCACCCCCGCCACGATAGAATTGCTGATGTCAATTTTACGCACAACATTAGAGTCAGCGGAGTCGATCAGCACTGAGTCGCTGTCGGAAACATCAATGTAAAGAACGCAGGGGTTTACTGGTGTGATACTGGGTGCCGGAATGACAACTCCCTGTCCCTTCGCATATGACTGCGCAAGTCCAACCGCACCCCTTACAGCAAAGCTGTGACGGAAAACGTTAGCCGAACGGCTGAAAGATCCGTAATCCAACGTTGCGTCAAGACGGCACCGGGCAAAGGAGTTGATTCCGTCTATGGTGATTGACGAAGGCCCCTGCACCTGACCCGCTTTGGTTGCATCGCGCATAACCGTTAGCTGTAATCTCCCGGTGAAGTTCGATGGCACACCAACCTGAGTGACGTTTCTTATTTCGATGGTGTCTGGCAACTGAGTGTTTATATTCGCACCGCAAGCAATCTGTGCCATTACGTGAGAGTTAGTATCATTGCGCTCAATCGTCAGTCCATCGATAACAATGTTACCGAAGTGCTGACCGCTATAGTCCCCCCTGGTAGACAATGCCGGAGTATTGATGACTTTGCAGTTACTCATTCGCAACTCACCGCCACCCCAGCCGTAACTCACTCCAGTCTCGTTCAGGGTGCAACTGTCGATCAGAAGATTATGGGCGCCGCCGTGAACGTCAATACGTCTAACCAGGCACTCCGAGAAAAGAAGTCCATTAATATGATCGCCCGCCATAGAACTCCAGGTACTTGGATCGCCGGTGGCATGAATCTTTGATATGTGCGTGCTGGCGACATACTCATAATGAAGCAGGTACGTGCCGTCTGATGCGCTCAGGTTCTGGCACACCGCGTTAACATTATTAATGCAGCAGTTCGCCGATTTAAATAGGTAAAGAATTTCGTTGATCGTCACTGCCGGCGCTGAGTTATCGCTCAGCATGCTGAATCCTTCAACGGTGACGTTATTGCGCTGAATATCGAAGAACCGTAACTGATTAAAGTTTTTGTTCTCCAGCACTGCGTTAGAAAGCGTTATAGGAGTAGAGGCAACGCGGTATTCAACGCTAATCTGACTTTCATATCCGGTTAAATCCACGCTCAGGGGATACACAACGCGCCCGCCAGGGCCGGTTGCAAACACCTGCTCATAGTCTTCAGTGCCGGTGGCAGCCCGATCCGGAATTTTAAAGGGTGCCTTCAGCGCAGCGAAGCAGTTCGGCTTATTCACCAGCCCGCCAAGTGGGGTAACGGACCCTTTCTTTAAGCTGCCAGTGAAAGCCCCTGTCGCTGTAATTACAGGCGCATCCGGGTCAGAAACCAAAAATACAGATAAAAATGGTTTATCCCATGACGGTCCGTTTACCATACCATTCAGAATGGCAAACCGGCAGCCACAAAAATCAACCGAAGTATTAACAGGGATTTTTGCATCTGCCTGGATAGCCAGCCGCTTGATGCCGCTATATGTGACTATTGCACCAATGGCGTTCGCTGCCTCATGAGCCTTTCTTACTGCTTCAGTATCATCAGCGACACCATCGCATACTGCTTTAAAATCGCGCGGGCTGACAAAGTCTCTCAAGGAGAACATGCCGCCACGAATCACCATTGCGCCGAACAATAATTCCTGTCGAAGTGCGGCATCGCCAACACTTACGAAATGCGCAGAGTCATTCGCCCATGATGTCGCGTCATTCCCGGTCGTTGTGAATGGGATGCTGGTTGTGGCGGTCAACTTCCACAGTTCATTCTGATAACGGATAAGTTGGTTATATTCCGTTAATGTAAAAGGGCCGTCAGAATAATCTCCTAATACCTTATATCCGGAGTTCTCGATGAATTGATTAAAACGCTGCTCCATCCCCCAGAATGTTTGCCTGTCTCTGCCAAAGCGGTCTTTCCAGATACCCTGGGTGATATCGTTTACTGCAAAGTCAAGATTCTGAGCGTTATCGAAAAGGTCCTTCGGATCCATCGACCCTATTGGATTTTTAGTGGCGTATTTGGTCATGCTCGCTCCGGGCATAAAAAAACCCGCCGAAGCGGGTCAGATAATTATGAGTTGCTGTTAAGCGACTTCGCCGGGATACGTGGCGTCGTCATAGGCATATTTGCCCGGGTGGTACTGAATGGCCGTCACCTGGCTGATCCCATCGTTGCCCGGCGTGATTTCTCCGACCAGCGCGTCATACGGGACACGTACTGATGAACAGAAGAGAAGCCGCGGCGGCTCGATGTATGGATCGTTCATCGTCCACAATTCCGGCTCCAGCGCGGCGCTGTACGGCACCGAGATGGTGTAATCGTCAATACGTGTTGGCACCACCATTGCCGACGCACGGCCGTCCTGGTGGCGGATAATTACGCGCGGGTTCTGGAACGACCAGTCTGGCGGCTCACTGAGTGTCAGGATTATTTTTCTGCTGTCATACTTCATATCGGTAATCAGGCAACTAAGCTGCTGACCGCCAGGGATATCGTCGGCCATTACAATGCGATCCATGAACTCGTAGCAGAGCGCGTCCATCTCGGTTGAAGTGGTATGCTGCAGGCGCTGGAGCTGGTAGCCCAGCAATCTGCGCATACCAATGCGGTAAGCACGATCCTCATCCAGAACGCCGTCCAGCGTGTAGCTCTCCACTTTGATAGGTGTAGGGTTGCCAGGCTGGCGACACTGCACGGTTTCCTCTGCCCAGGTTGTGCCATTGATATAAGTCACGTCCACGCCGTCGTAATCATCCTGTGACGGGGCTTTAAACGCGGTCTGCAGTTCCTCGGTTGTTTCCTGCGGGGTGATCATGCCGACCCAGGGTTTAACCCCTTCCCTGCCGGCAGATGCGAGACCGTCAGACAGCAGGAAATACCCCATCCCGGCGTTGGTGATTTTCTGAAGCACCTCGAGTGCTGACTTGCTCTCACCGGTGGCCCAGTCGAACTTCTCACCGCGGGGCGTCCAGTAATCCTGCTCCAGCGCGTTAATGGCCGCTGTGTCAATCTGGCTGGCCGTGAACCCCAGCGACTCCAGTACGTGGTAAAGCGCGCCGCTGATGCTACGTGCCGCTCTGCCGCCGCTGTAAATCCGCGTTGGCGTAACACTTATCCGGCGATCTGACATGGCCGCCAGGCGGTTGCCTGTGCGCACAGTCAGCGCCATGGTGGTGACGCCGTCGTACTTCGTGGGACGCTTACTCAGCCGTGAGCGCAGCGCCTGCCAGAATACCTGGTCGCGCGTGCTTCCACCCTTGACCGGCTCGGTGCGGCGCATGCGGATCTCATACTGCCCAGGCGACACGTTGTAGCGGTGCGTAAACCCGATCTGGTTCTCAGTGCTTCGTGAATAGAACGGTGACTGCTGCGACCAGGTGGTGGTGCCAACCTTGCGATACTGGATAACCAGGCGTACCGGCATGGAGCGCTTATTTCCTTTGTCGGTGTAACGTACCAGACCACTCTGGAAGTTGATATTCACCTCGAAGGCGTCAAGCGTCTCGCCATCCGGGCAGGCCAGGAAAGGTCCTACCCACTCATAGTCATCGCTGACACCCGTCACGGTGGCATCCAGTAGCGTGCGCTCTGTGAAGCCGGGCCACGACGGGTCAGGTGTGGTGATCGTCTCACCTGCCGGGCCTGTGGTGACCGTTACCCGCTCTACCGTGACAGTCTGGCTGTCAACATCGGTGATCCTGAACTGATTGCCAGCCAACCCCAGCGAGAAGCGCTGAATACCCTCCGGTAATCCGGTGAACGGCGTTCCGGCGGCGCTGTTGTAGGCCAGAGTAATGTGCGCCCTCACTTCCGCCGTACCGCCCGTTGACTTCTCGCCCGCCGTATTGACTGGCGCATCACCAAACGCAGCAGCTGGTAGCGGACTGTTGGTGATGGACCCGCCAGCAAAGGGGCTACTGGACTCACCGATCTCAAGACGCCCACTGTTATCGCGCGCGACCAGGCCCGAGCCTGAGAGCTGCGAGGTGATCGACGAAACCAGACCCGACATGGTGACGTAATTGGTAACCAGCGAGACCGGGAATGTCGTGCCCTGCCAGCTGATGCTGAACGTCACAGGCTCGGCGCTGAAATCGTAAGTCGTCGGCGCGGCGCTGGCGGTTAAGGTCGCGGCACTGCCACCCACCCCGGGCACCGCCGGAACGCCCGGCGCGTAGCTGGCGATCACCAGGTCATAGTCGTTGCCGTTATAGTTCAGTGTCACCGGTAGGCCGATAGCCGGGGCCAGTTCCTCTATCCCGCCATAAATGACGCTGTAACCGCCGGAAGACACGACGGTATAGGAGTTTGGCGCGAGCACGGTGATCACCGTCCCGACGGTCCAGGACGGAGGGATTTCCTCATCCCCGCCGGATGCCGATACGTCAACCAGCGTGATTGTGTTGCCGGACACGACCAGCGCATCCGCGATGATACTCACTGTTTCCGGGCCACTTGAACCCAGATCCAACCCGGCGGTCCCGGAACCTGTATTCCCCACCTCTGGTGAGTTGAACCAGTTTTCGGTGCGCGCGTCGCCGGATACGGTGGCACCCGGCGGATAAAGGGTATAGCGCACGTCGGTACCGAACGCGGAGATCGGCGTATTGCCAATTTTGATATCGGACTGGTTAATCACCATGTCGCCGACACCCACGCACAGAAACATGCTGGTTTCCATACTGGTCTCGTTCACGAACCGGCTTACCGGCTGCACGACGTAATCAGGCCAGACGCGATATTTCCCAAAGATTTCCCGGATGGGGTCACCCAGTTTCGCCGCGTTGGCTTTGGCCGGGTTGAGGTCAATCTGGTCACCGCTGGCCGCCTGGGCACCTCCGCCGCCTGCCTGAGACATTGTGCTCATCATGTAGATGCTGTACGCAGCAGAGGCGACGGCTACGCTGACGGCAACCCAAATCGCGATTTCAGCACCAGTACCGTAGGGCACCGGGAACATCCTGACGTCGGTTTCGCGCTTGATAACGCACAGCGGCCACCCTGAAGGCGGAACGGGTACGCCGTCGATTTCAACCGCGACAGGGTGCTGCTGATCCGGCGTCCAGCTCTGCACGTTCTGCGCAAACCAGGCGCTGAGGGTCATGGTTTCGTGTTCGTGCTTTTCCAGCGGCTCTCCCTGCAGGCGGGAGGGGTAGATTCGTATCGTCACTGATAATACTCCACACGGACAAATCGGCGCGCAAATCGCGCCAGCGGCAGGAAGGTAACGTTAGTACGGGGATTGCACTCAGCGGCGCACAACTGGCCGTCAATCTCGACCACGATGGCAACGTGCGTCACCACTGAGCCGGAATAACAGGCAATGCCCGCGCCCGGTACAGGTTCACACCGCTGCAGGTCAGCCATCAACCCTCGCGCCTCCCGATCGAGGCCGTTATCATCTTTCGTGACCCCGGCGAAATCAGGCCACGGTATCAGGCCAAGGTCGCGCCTGATTTCATTAACGATGCCAAAGCAGTCCAGCGCAGGGTAAACACGCCCGCCCTTCTGCCACTCGACAGAACGGTATTTATCAGGATTGAACATGGTGATTTCCTACTGGAGGTAGCGGAGGCCCGGGAAGTTTGGCAGCGTGTAGCGGTAGCGTGGCCACGCGGTTTTCAGGATATTCAGGAACCCGGCAGTGATTTGTACCTCGGTCGCCTTCCAGTATCCGTCTTTAATCTGCAGCACGATGGGTGGTGACGCCGGATAGCTCAGGTCGGTTGATACGTACTGCCGCATTATCAGCGTGCCGTTGTTCAGGTTAGCAAGGGCGTTCCGTATTGCAGTGGACACGATGCCGTCTATGTTGCTGATGGCGAACTGCAGATCCTGCGTACCGTCCTTGTTTCTGGCTGGTAGCGCTACGACCATTGCAGCCGCCTGGAACGTCACTGTTGCCCCCGCCTCTGTAACCGCAGTGATATCCTCGAAGTTTTCAACCAGCCAGTAAGTCTCGTCACCGACGGTAATCTGCAGCGTATTGAAGAGAATCTCACTGCCGCCGCTGGCGTATAGCCTGTTCAGGATTGGACTGGTCATGCTTCCGGCCACTCCTTGTTAAGCGCGTAATCGATAATGCTTTGCCCGACGATAAACTCAGGGAAATTACCCCAGCCAGGTGGCAGGATGGGACGTTCCCAAAGCTCCAGAGTTGCCGTGAATTTCCAGAATCCTAACCCGTACAGCACCGGACCGTCGTAGATATCCTTAAACCGGCAAACGTAGTCGCCGACCCCCATCGGCGTACGCATGCGCATGTTGAACCACGCCGCCCCGTCAGTGATCACATCCCTGAACCACGATTCAAACAACTGCGCCTGGGCATCATTAAACACCCACGACACACCCGCCTCGGTCGGAACTGACGTGTATTTGCGACGCTGTCGCGTGCGGCCTGATGTCATAGTGGAACGCTGGAGTGGACTGACCGGGGTGAATCCATGCCCGGAACGCTGGGGCATCGGCAGGTACTGGTGCGGGAATTCAATGGTGCTGCTGATCCCCATGGGAACTCCTTATGTGAGGCGTTGACTGGTGTTGAAGTTATTGGTCAGCGCGTTGGAAAGCTTACCTTTGCCGCTGGCGACATCGCTGACGGCCATGGCATAGCCCTGCTGCGCCCCGCGCTTAACCGCCGCCTCGAGCATGGCAAGCGTCTGCTCCGTCGGGTCACCGTTGACTTGAATGACCGGGCTGTAATGGAATGCGCCACCGCCGCCAATATCACGGTTGCTGATGACGCGACCGTTATCGCCGGGGATCATGTACTGGCTACCATTGCTGGCTTTGAAAATCTCAGGCTTGCCGCCCTCGCCCACCCGGTACATGGAGCTGGCCGATACCGGGCCGCCGTGTTCGCGGGCACCGGCCACTGCCAATCCTTTAGCGGAAAGGAGTGAGGAAGCGTATGCTGACTGGCCGACTGCGGCAGCACTGCCGTATGTGGCGATTGATGCACTCATAGCAGCGGGTGCCCATGCTGACGCGGCAGCAGTTGCCTGCGCCATTGTGGATGCCAGCGAAGCCGCAGCGGCAGCCTGACCCATCACCTGGTTTTTAACCCACTGCATCCCCATTTCTACGAGGCTACTGATCACACTGTTGATAATGGTCGAACCAACATTCGCCATGGCTTCTTGCAGGCTTTGGGTGCCATCAATGAGTCCGGTGAGCGCATTGGTTGCCCCGCTTTGCAGTCCTTCCAGAGAAGTGGCGAGCAGTTCATTGCCAGCACTCTGATTGCGGTAGATCTCCCATTGAGCGGCGATGCGCGCCTGCTCGTATTCAGTATCAGCAGCGGCCCGCAGTGCCAGTGCATTCTGATGAGTAATCACCCCCTGCTGCTCGTACTGCTGAATCAGTGCCAGTTTGCGAGCGTTCTCGTTTGCCAGCTGTTGCACAGGGTCAACGGTGCCAGCCGCTTCCTGCTGCGGCGTTACCGCCTGCTGCGCGCGAATTTTGGCGAGGTTGGTCTGATGCGTCGCCTCCAGGCGTTCTGCGGTCTTGTTATACTGCTCCTGACTGATTTTCTTCGCAGCCAGGGCAGTTTTCAGATCCTGCACATCCTGCTTGTAGCTGGCGTTTTCGCGCGCTTCCGGCAAGAGTTTCTCGGCGGCGGCCTGTGCTTTGAGCGCGTTAGCTGTATCCCATTTTGCAGCTGCATACAGCCCGGCCAGTTCGAGGTCTTTTTAAGTTGCTGCAGCGCCAAGAGATTGCTGGGCGGTGAGGATTGCCTGCTCGCGGCTGAGTTGCTGAGTCGACCCGGCAGCGAGTTCTGCCTGCTGTTTAAGGTTTTCCAGCTTCTGAGCAATGGACTCGGCCTGAGAGGCGGATGTTTTGCCCTCTTTGTTGCTTTCTTTCCGAGCTTCGGTAACCCGATAGGTTTCTGCGTATTCATCCTGAAGAGCTTTAATACGTTTCTGATCTGTTATTCCAGCGTCTGCTGCATCATATTGAGCCTGTAACCTGGCTCTGGCTTCGCCTTCAAGCTTGGCTAGTGCCAGGCGGCGTTCAGAGTTTTTTACTAATTTGGCAGTGGCCGCATCATCACCTTTGGTATTCGGGGCGGAAAATTGATTACTTCCTGCATCTTTTGCCGCCTTGGCCCGAATGTGGGCAATCTCTCCTTCAACCTGTTTGAGTTGAAATGCAGCTTGCGCCCTACGCTGCTGGAAGATGGTGTCTGATTCATACCACCGCTGCCCATCTTTTATTTCCTCATTGAGCTCCTGCTGCAGCTTAATGAGTTTTGGCATGCGTGATGAATCGCCAATATTATTGTTGTAATAGTTAAGGTTGTCGGCGACATTCTGCATTAAGCCCGCGAGCGTTGATGTTAGTCCGATCGCTTGGTTTAGGTCATTAATTGCGTTTCTAAATGCTACATCCAGACTGTTTTTTGCCCGGTCAACGTTGACAGGCATTTTCTCAAATTCTTCATTTACGGATTGAGATTGCTTTTGGATAGCATTCAGAGCATCTTGCGCCGTAAGTTTCCCTTCCAGCATTCTTTGCCTGAGTTGATCGGTGGAAATGCCAAGACCAGCCGCTATCTGCCTGGCTAATTCAGGCATCTGTTCCAAGATGGAATTGAATTCCTCTGCTCTAACGATACCGCCAGAAATGGACTGCCCAAACTGGCGAAGCGCATTCGCCATTTCTTCTGTTGAGGCGCCGCCAATAGTACCAATTTGTTGCAGCGTAGATGTTAGCTTGAGAATTTGGGAGTTAGTCGCCCCAGTTTCCTTAAGGGATGTAGTTAAAGACTCCCAAAGGCGTTCGGTTTCGGAAAGGCTGTTGCCGGTCTGGGAGGCGATAGACGACAGCGTCTTCATGGTTTCCCGCGCCGCATCAATGCTTGGGCTTAGCCTGGCGATCCTCGCTTCCAGCGTAACCATTTCATCGCCAATAGCGATTAGTCTTTTAGCTGCATCAAAAGTGAATGCGGATGCAATGGCTACACCTACTTTATTCAATGCACCCTCAAAGCGGCTAGCCGCTCCGGATGCTCTATCAAAATTGGAGCCCATCTTATCGAGTCGATCGTTTACTTTCCTCTGTGCCTCAATAAGCTCTGCCACATCCATCTGGACCTGATAAACAATATTCCCAACCTGCTCGCTGCTAGCCATGCTTTTCTCCGGGCATAAAAAAACCCGCCGAAGCGGGTTGCGTTATTTACAGGCCTTTTGCCCTATATAATAGGCTATCGAATTATCGACAATAGGAGCCATGTTTTTGTCTGGAGCTGATGAGCGCATCCTCTCAAGCGTATCTCCAGAGCCAAGATATTTAACCGTCCATGCCGAGCAGTCATACAGACGCTTTGAGTACGAAACACCTGACGACCCCTCTCTCTTTGTAGTAATGGTTGCCATGCTGCCATTTAGGTCTTTCTCAAGTACCGTGTAACTGGCTTTGGAATCAGTTGGTACTGAAATTTCTGTTGCAGCCAAAGACCCGAATGATGTCAGCATTATTAACGCCAGAACCGCCCTTTTCATCTTGCTATCTCCTTGGTAAAAAGTGTGAACATCCTACCCAGGAATAGCACGGGCGCAACGGCAATAGCTGATTTATTGATCTCAATCGACCGGAAACGGGAAAAACTGCAGTGGTAGGCTAGGGCCTTAAGAAAGCAAAACCCTCCGGGTGGCGGGTTTTAATCTTCTAACCATTTATCGTCGAACAAGTTGGCATGCTCTTCGAGAGGCATTGGCTTAGATTTTCTGGCATCATAGAAACGATAGGTAATTTGAATGATGCTATCCATATAGGCATTTTTTTCTGTTGTCGTGTGGGCTTTATCAGATAAAAAAGCGGTCAACATAGCATCTCTTTCGGCAGTAACCGCGTATATCAGATATGCATTACTTGATGGCTTAGAATTTACAGACCCCGTTCTCCATTTAGTCCATGCAGCCTCAGTAGCGGAGTAACCTTTATCTGTAGGATAGGTTCCTTGATCGACATGAGCCTTTCGAACACTCAGAGAGAGTATCTCCTCTGGTCTCACAAAGCTTGAATCTTGCCCAAGAGAAGGATGGAAACCGGTAGCCCAGTAATGCTTAAAGGCATCTTTCAATTCAGTCAAAGAAAAATCGCCAGCATCTTCCATTTTCAGCATTTCAGCTCTGAAGGTCGGCGAAAGGTAAACTGTTCCTTTGAATTTTTGATTATTGCTAGTCACTTTTATGCGATTTCGAATGAACCATCACATGATCTTGACATAGCCTCGGCCATTCTACGAGAAATATCGGTAGCCTTTTTCGGGGAGATAGTCACAAGCTTAACAGAGTGAGTCTTCTGACCATTTGCCCATGCAGCCATCTCAGCTCGCACTCGGCGCTGCTGTGGCATTACAAAGCTAAATGTTGTCATAAAACCTCCGATAGCAATCTTGACGATGTCGTCAGTTTAATACCTTGCTCATATTTGAGCAAGCCTCAAGACAATCTAGGGCAAACCAAGCCGCTTCAAAATGCATTGAATTGAGAGATTACATAGCCTTTGCCTGCCTGCGCTTGCGTCTCGCAAAGTAGTCATCAGCCGCGCTATCGTACTCTTCCCTTGTGTATCCCTTCTGTTCAGGGTATTTAGCGACCAGCATCATCTGGAACTCTGTCATCGTCAGTTGAGCGGCCTCTTCTTTGCTGATGTTGAAGTGGTTACGCGCAGCAATGATGTAATCAGACGCCCTGAACTCAGTGGTGGGCTCGTTCGATTCGTGGCGCTGAAGCTTTCGTAACTTAGCCTGGCCGATAATGCCGTGCATCATCAGGCTTTGGGCGATGATAACCATTTCCTGTGGCGGCATCATACCCCGCCGCCACATAAAGCCGCGCTTCCGGCTTTTACCTGGCTTCATCCAGCCTATCAGATCTCCCACTTCATCCTCGCAGCATGCGGACAAAACTGTATGCGCAGCCATGATAGCCTTACGGCTCAGTATTCCGCTCTGTATGTAGCGAATGACATATTCAGGAAGGCGGTCATATTCTGATTGGATGTAGGATTCGGCGGCCTTCTGGATGAGAGTAGTCACTTCATCATTACAGAGATCGTAAAACGTCTGGACGATTTCTACAGGCTCGCCAATACTGGACATCGCCAGAAGTGACGGACGGAAAAAGTAGTCCTTATCTCCGACACTAATAAGACATTCTCCAAACTCTTTAACTGGTGTCATCTTTCCCCCATAAGCAAAATCAAGGGCAGAACTCTGCCCTTTGTTTTGCTTACACAGTGACAGTTACGGTGTGAGTTGCCGTGAATGCGCCATCATCAGTGGTGACAGTAATCACCGCGGTTCCCGCCGTAGCACCGGAAGGGGCGGATACGGTTACGGTATTACCCGAGAAAGCCACCGTAGCGCGAGCTGGTACTGATGACGTGACAGTGAATACTTTATTATCTGCATCTACTGGCGCAATGTTCACGGTGAACGTTGTGCTTGAACCGGCAGCAATAGAACTGCTGGTTGGTGTAACCGTCACGCCTGTTACCGCGATATCGCCGTCTGCTTCGGTGATCTGGAAAGTAGAACCATCTGCCAGCTTGAACTCAAAGCTGTAGGTGACAATTTCCTTTACGCCGCCACCATCACTGGCACCAGACGGAACCATGTAGCCGATGTGATAATAATCGCCCCAATGGAAACGCATCCACACGCCAGGCTGACGGCGGGCGCGAACCTCATCAACGATATACTTCACGAACTGCTGAACGCCGAATTCGTCGGTGCGGTCCTTAACACGCACCTCACCTTCAATCGAATAGGTTGGATCGAGGCTGGAGATCAGGTTTGAACTGAAGCCGCCATTATCGGCATCAGACGTTAGCGCCTCAGGACTTAAATCCCACGTAGCCGAAGTTGGAAGGCCCATCAACTTCCAGTCACCTTCCTCCGGCACCAGGTCAGCGCACCCGTACGCCAGTTCCAGCGTCTTCGCGCGACCAATTAGTTGTTCGTTATTGGAGCAGCCTTGCATCGTTGCTTACCTCACTTCTGATAATAAAAAAGGCCGCTCCGGGCGACCTTGTGTGATGTTGATTTTTAGCTATCCGCCGAAGAGACAGGCAAATTGCAGGCGCCACACCATACGCCCTTCGGTAGTCATTACAGGTGATGGTATGCCGCCCATATTTGAGACTTGCCCCAGGCAGCGATTTGTCATCGGATTGGCTTTCACATATTCGATAATGGCTTCAACATCGGCCTCGGCTTTGGCCTTGTCGCCCTTAGCCGTTCCTGCAATAACGTCGACCAGAACGTAATAATCTGCTGCCATGTCCCGATCTATCGCCGTGCCGCCATTTGGCCGGAAGACAATGAACCGATCAGCCAGTTTTCCAGAATCTACCCAGGACAAAGACTGAATGATGTAGCCAGTAATAAGTCCGGCATCAACGAGCACGTCGCGAACACGCTTATACATCGGAGGGTTCACAGGGATAGCTCCTTCTTAATCACCGCATCAATCTGGCTGCGGGTATCCTCAAAGCCTTTGGTGAGGAACTCTTTCCGCGCAGTGGCCCGACGGAAGGTCTGAGGCACATTCGGATCGTGAACATACATCGCGTAATTAGCGGAGTAGCCCACACGGCCAGTCACACGATTTCCGTTCACGGTTATGTCGCGGAACTGGCTGTTCAGCAGCGTTGAAGTGTCGATTGGAGTATACAGCGCGGCCTGAGAGCTACCGATAATTAGCGCTGACTGGACAGCCCTGACAACCTTTCGCCCCTGAATATCACCGATAAGGGCATTGAGGTTTTTCTTTGCCTGGCTGATGCCACTCACTTTGATTCCCATGGTCACACCCCGGTCAAAATTGCCCAGTCATCCGTCAGGCGCTCGAACGTGTCGGCGTACCGGACGACCTGCCTCACCTCGTCAGCACCGGCCAAAACCGGGTCTGGCTCGGTAGATACGCCAATCAGCAGGTAATCACCAGCCGCTGCGAGCGAAAACTCAGTCCAGACGGTATTCTTCACCACGATTTCAGCGCCAAGGCTGGCTAACTTCTTGCTGAGACCGCCCTCGTAATCACAGAGGATTTGCTCAGGCGCGGCATAGCCCAGCGGATCGCCGTATTCGTCATTACCTTCCAGTTTGCGCCAGATGGTCGCCGTGGCGGTATATGACCAGTTCGCTACCGATGACATCAGCCCTCCTTCCAGCGCAGCACCTTCTCGCCAGTTGCCCGGATGCGCGGGCAGTTGATGAACCACTCGCCGTCCGATTTCACGTGTCCGGTAGTTTCCCGCCCGGTATTGGTCATCACCCATACGCGGGTGAGCGGCTTCGGATTACCTTCAGTCACTGATTTGTACGTCATCGCTTATCCCCGCACATGCAGCCGCCCTTTCCGATCCAGATACCCGCAAACGCTGGCGCGGCGGTAGGGTCGGCAGGAATTAGAGCAGTGGCGCATCCGTATTTATCAAGACCGCGGAGCAGATTTAACGACCCTTTCCAGCGATCGGCAAATGACTGGTAGCGGAAAGATTCTGACGCCCCGCTCGGCGCGGTGTGGCTGGACACATACTTGTCGCCCTGCCCCAGAGCCATCATGCCCAGCAGGTAGGACTGTATCAGCAGCGCGGTAGCCGGTGAGTAATGCGCATCAAGGCATTCCTGAATGCTATTAGCCTGCTCTACGAGCGCCTCTAAGATGAAATCAGGCAGCGTTATACCGACTGACTTCAGATATTCTTTGGCCTGTTCTGTAGTAATCATGCTGGCCTCTGATAAGCCCTCCGAAGAGGGCATAAAAAAACCGCCTTAGCGGCGGCTGTTATTCAGCAGGGAAGAGCTTTTCGAGCTCTCCTTCTGGCAGCAACTCAGACAGCTTTTCAGCCCCCAGATTGCCTTTGAACTCAATGCCCAGCTCAGTAAGGCGTTCCTGGATAACATCTTTACGAGATTTTTCACCGGTACCGCCTTCTGGTGTCGCTGGAGTTAACTGGCCGCCAGCCTCACCATTCATCAGGCGGACGTTAGACTTCAGAGCCGGGTGAAGCT